CATCTTGATAGATGTGGTGGAGACTCCGTCGTACTCTGTAATACCCGAGGTAACAGTTCCTTTGAGAGCGTACTTCCACGTGCTGCCTGCAACGAAGGTCACAGGGAGAGTGATAGTCGTTATGTCAGACCCGCCATCGTAGGAGACGCTGCCTCCACCTATATCATCCCCGTCAATCATCATGTCGCCGTGAAGGGCGTGTGTGAATCCTGAGGTCGTGGTGATAGGGTTAAGGTCGTAGCTGAGGGTCTCAATCTTGTTGTAGACTCCGCCTACGCTGTTGTACCAGAGACTCACGAACAACTTCTCCCCAAGGATTCCTAGGCCCTGAAGCGGTCCTGGAAGGGTCCACTTGGTCCAAGCTGACATCTGCTTCTCGTCGCCTCTCCAATAGAACTGATAGACGTAAAGAGTTGTGGCTTCGTCAGGGCTGTAGAAGAACAGCATGTCGTAGGTAGGACTGGCTGCTGTGAGCTGGATGTTCTTTGGGATCAGACTGGGTACGTGTGCTGTGACATCGGCTACGTCTCGGGTGATAGAGCCAGGGTCTACGAAGTATTCCCATACCGTGCTAGCGTTGGCTTGTTCGCCCACGAAGTACGCATTAGACCCAGAGACCACAGGGGCGCTAAGGCCGCTGAACCCTGCTCGGGTTGTCTGGTCTATCTGGACGTTGTTGGGGCTGAAGACTTGGTCACCACTGTGCATAGAGAACTGATAGTCGTGACTGAACAACAGCAGACTGTCTTCAAAGGCCAGGCTGTGAGTAAGTAGGGCAACTGTGCTGTGAGCCGCTACAACGTCGATAGGATCGTCGTCAAGGGACTCAGCGGCGCTTTGGGGCCAAAGGTTCCAATGGTCCCCAGACCTGGACATAACGACGCCTTGATTCGCGACAAGCACCAAGCGGTCCTTGTAGAAGTTGACGTTGGAGATCGTGTTGCCTACGATGCTAGGGATCGGAGTGGTGTCGTCGTCGCCTACGGTCCTTAGGTCCCAAGAGATCTCTGAGACGTGAAAGGTCCCTGGAGCTGTGCGTACCAGTTTCCTGGGCATCGTAGCTCCGTCAAAGGTCGTCTTGATCCCTGGGGCCATGGTCTCAGACCAAGTGCTGGAGGTGTCGCTAAACGTAAAGTGTATGTCAGCTTCACCACGCACTGTAACTATGAAACCGTCTGGAGCCTCTGGGGGTAAATCCGCGACCTTGTCCACGCCGTCTTTAATGATAGCGATGGACTGGTTTCCCCAGTTATCACCGCTTGTTATTGTGAAGTCTGTGTTGTCATCTTTGGTGATAAGGACCACAGAGGACTCTGAGGCGTGAAGGGTGGAGGCAGTAAAGCCCGAGATGCTGTTGATGTCGGAGGCTATTTTGCCAGCTACGGCGTTAGTCGCATTGGGCGCTGTTATCGACCATGTCTTCGCGGTTCCGTCCACAGTAACGTGTCCACTAGAGTTGGCCCCATTAAAAGACTTGACCCACACCAATGCGCGTGGGGTCTGTGCGGGCTGTATAGTGGCTTCAAGGGCTACAGTCTCACTCTTCTTGGCTATGACGGTTGTGTCGTCCAGCGTGGCAGCGCTGATGTCCCCAATAGCTTCGTGCTGTACATAGGTCTTGTCAGCGGCTGCGCCGTAAGTAACTGTCTGCTTGGCGCCGTCTTCGTCTAGGACCACAATGGGCTCAGTAGCGTCGTCAAAGAAAAGGACCATGTATCGCTCTGAGCTGTCACGGTTAATGACGTGGCTCATAGGCTGGACACTGGTGCTTGTGCTCTGATTGACTGGAGGAGTGATCTCAGAGACGAACTCAGAGCCTGGGCGCTTAGTGAGCCCTTTGACCACTGTGTTCCGAAAGTTCGTTTGGTCCGTAAGTTGGTCAGGGAGCCTGAGGGCTGGGGCCTGTTGGCTTATACCGCCGAAGAGTCCGTGGATTGTGTCTTGCATCTTACGGATTCCACAAGCGGTGAGCTACGGCTGCAACAGTGTGACTGTCGTTAATCATGTTGGCATCGGAGACCTTGGTCTCGTAGCGTACAAACTCTAGCTCGGCTGCTCGGTACTCAGCGGTGGCTGCTCCGTACATATCTTTGTCGCCTGTCTCGGAGATGATGAACTCACGAATAGCAGACCCAAGAATGTACTCTTGTGCGGCGACAGGGAGATCTGTCCAGTCAAGCAGCTCAACAATGTCGAGCTTGATGGTAGCTCCAACTGTGAACACATCGGTCCCGTCTTCTGGGTCGTAGATGCGTGTGCCTCGTTGAACGTAGCACTTGCCTTTGTCGGTTGGGTCAGCTCGGAGGGCCGTACCTACGTCGTAGTATCCGCTGCCGTCTGCTGTGTACGTCACGTTCTTGCGTGAGTTGCAGGTCAGACCTCGGCTTTGAATGCGGGAGCTGTGGCTGTCGAGCATAGTGTTCGCGCGCGTAGCGGGGGCGACGGAGCCATCTAGGGCTGTCACTGCTTGCTCGTTTATCCACGACAGCATACGATTAACTGCGGCTAATTCGGTCATCTAGGCGTAGACTCCTGAGTCGTGATCGACGCCAATCAAGTAGAGCACAACGACGAGCGCGGCTAAGTACATGATGGAGTGACCTTGTTGTGAAAGTTGTAGAAGTTCTGTCCGAAGGCCCTTACGAGCTTCCAGTATTTAAGGAGGCGCCTGTTCGCCAAGAAACGTCGAAAGGCTGTCCAGGGCCCTGAGCCCTTAGGATACCTAGCAACCAAAGCGTCTTGCATCTCCCGTAGGAACGTCGTGTCTGCGTGGCGTCTGGTCTGGGCTGTGCCACCGACAGCGTAGTGGATGTCGTGGCGATAGGCTGCACGGTTGACGTCAACGCCGTAGGGCGAGCGGTTAGCTAGGGTGCTAAGGACCCCAGAGCCTTGAGGGCCTACATAGTCCGTGTCTGTCAGATACATCTCACAGAAGGGAGGAAAGCCTCGGTTGTTGGCTACACACGCTGCCTCCCAAGCCCAGAACTCGGAGGTGCTGTCGCACGGGGAAGGGTAGATATTCATTTGGGAGACCTTGGGTGGAAAGGGGCCCACAGGGGCCTCGGGAAAAAGGAAACGGAAAACCCGAGGGGACCTGTGGGCCCACATGGAAAAGACCCACCAGAGAGGCGCGTGATCCGTAGATCAGAGGCGTGGCAGGTGTACTAGAAAAAAGGGGGAACGCAAAAAGGCCCCCTCAGTCCACAGGGGACCAAGGGGGCCGAATGTTGCGATTGGTTAGATCACAGTACCAGTGCTGATCTTGAGTTCGATAAGACACTCAGGACGCAAGTACTTGATACCTTTGAGGTACCGGGCGGTCAACAGATAACCGAGACGACGTGGGTCCCAGTCAACAGCAGTCGTAACAGACTTCCAGTTGGCAACAGCGATGGAGCTATTGACACCGATAAGACCAACAGTCTTGGCTGCGTTGACACCGTGATAGGTCTCGCCGCTCAGGTCGGTCTTCGGAAGGTTGTTGGTCATGACGATGTCGAAGCCCATGACGCGGGCGATAGCACCGTTGGCAATGGAACCTTGACCGTTGATGTCGTTGTTGATGAGCGACATGCCACCAGTAGGAATAGCGCCAACCAAGGGGTAGTACTCTTGGGGGCGAATGGCTACAAAGCGACCAGCCTTGGGGGCGTTAACTTCGTCAAGGCGCTGGGCTGCACTTTGAAGAACAGACAACCAAGTCTGGACCTTCTCAGCATCGGAGCTGGCGTTGCCAGAACCCGAGGTGACCTCAGCGGTCTTCAGGAGCTTCTCGTTCGCGTTGAACGTAAGGCTTCCGTTGAAGCTAGAGCCTGTGGGCAGCTCAGTGCCGACTGCGGTGATGCGGGAGCCAAGAAGACCTTCACGAAGGATGTGTTCGTCAAGGGTCGTGGCTAGCTCGATGCCCATCTCATTACTGATCGGGGCGCGTGCATCGTAGTGTGTCAACAGATCGTCAATTTCTCCAAGGAAGTAATCAGCGACAAGCGGAGCGTCGGGGGTGACGATCAACTCTGCGACGTCAACAGCGGTACCAGTTAGCTCGGTACCAACGGTGTGATAGGCAGCGGTTGCGGTGCCGAAACGGGGGAACTGAACGGACTTGCCTTGGCCTTCCTTCTGAAAGGAGCGGCTAAGGAATACGTTGTTTGGTTCGAAGGCCGTCAGGACCTCGCCGCCAAACGTCTTAAGGAATACAGCGTCTACTGCGTTAGCCTGATTGATCTGGCCAAAGCGCGCTGCGGTAGCGTTACTCACGTGTAATTTCTCTCTCGTGGTGTGTGCTGGTTAGCGGGTGGGCGCTAAGCCAGACCTCCAGAGGCACGAGCCAGAAGTCCCCTCAAACGCGGTCTAGGCGACACTGGGTCGCCCCCGCTTCGGGGTGGGGTGTGCAATGATGGCTGGACTTGCCAGCTACGCGAGAGATTTATAGGTAACTACTAAGACGTTCACAATCGGTACTTCGGGTATCTAACCTTCAGACCAGAAGACAAGCATCTCGTGAATGTTGTCCTCTAGGTCGGTAATCAGAGTGTCGAGAGTCTGCTCGCGAAGCATGGATGCTAAACACTCTGAAAGTTCAGTAAGGCCCTCAGGCCCCCAAGGGTCCCCAGGTCCAGTAGGTGCGGGTCCTGGGGGTCCTGGGGGATCTATAGGCACTAAGGCGTAGGCTTGACCGTTCACGCCAGACCTGCTTTGATACGTGCTGCGACTTCAGCACGGAAGGCTGGGTCGTTGCGGTACCTCGGGTCTTGCATGTCCTTGGTCATCTCAGCGTCGCTTCGGTAGCCTGTGAGAGCTGTA